CAGGCGCTCCACCATTAGGCCACTTTACGCCGGTGAACACGGCAGATCCAACTGCTCCAGATGCAGGCTGCTTGAGATACAATGTAAACGCTTTTCCTGCTGCGGCTGCTGGCATCGTAAAGGTCGTTGCCGTGCCGCTTGTTAGTGTGGCAGTAATCACCGTGCTGCTCGCAATGCTAAGGGTCGCAGATGCCCCGACAACGCCGATATCGGAGTTTCCTTCAATGTAGCCGTTGATTGTTGGAGTCGAGATTGTTGGTGTCGCAATCGTAGGCCCAGTTGCAAAGACAGCCGCGCCTGTGCCAGTCTCATCGGTAAGCGCAGCGGCCAAGTTCGCGCTCGATGGTGTAGCCAAGAACGTCGAGACGTTTGATCCGAGTGAAGAAAGCGACAAGGCTCCGATAGCAGCCGGAGTGATCGCAACAGAAGCAGCGGAGGTAATGCGCCCCTTGGCGTCTACCGTGAACTGGCCAACTTGAGCAGCTCCACCGTAAGTCAGAGCAACAACGCCAGTCGTCGTAAGTGCAGGCCCAGGATACTCGGCAGTCAAGTCACCACTTGCTGGCCCTTTTGGATTGCGAGGATCGCTCAAGCGAACATCGTTACCTTCGCAAGTTGTGCCAGCGGCAGTACCAAATGTTGGGCGAATCAATACTGCGGTTGCTTTCTTGGTAGTACCATTCTGGACAATCGGAACAAGATCCTCATTGTTTACAGCAACGGCTGCTGGGAGGTTGGAGATTTTAATGCTCATGGATTATCCGATGTTTATACGATCGCTAGCTTCAGTATTAAGAAAATCACCAACTTCTGTCAATATTCTATCAGTTGGCGGTGCTGCTATCGCAGTCTTTTTGTACAAGAACGTGTTCGCGTTGCCCTTCACCTGGACACGCGCAAAGTTTTTATTGAACTCCAAAGACACATTTGGATTCCGTTTTCTTAGAAATCTCGTAATCATCTTAGTAGGTGTATGCCATGTTCAGGCGTTGATTCTGCGCCTGCTGGCGGATAAGAACGTCAATCTGCTGCTGAATCGCAGACTCAGCCAACTGCTCAAGCACGACAGCCTCTTCACCGCGACCTTCAGACTTAAGGAAGTCAGACGAAACGGAGTTGGCCAAGTAATCCCTGAACCGTGCAGGAATCTCAACCTGCTGCCAGATGTCTGTGGTCTGGTTGACCGGCGTTACCCCGGATGTCACGTTGGTCGTCGCAAAGAAAAAGTTACCATTGCTGGCCTTGGTTTTGTCGTTAATGCTATAGCTGCCGGTATTCTGGCCAAGATCAAAGTAGATCTGTGACCCTGCGGAGTACACCGATGTGTTGTCGTACTTAACACCAAACATGCGCGGCGGCGTAAGCCGGTACTGCACGAACTGCTTTGACATGTTGAAGGTGCGCAAGTAGTTAACGTCGTCACCAAAGTCTTGCGGCGTCTGGTCGGCAAAGTCTTCGGCAATGAACGGCAGCGGGATAGCCTTGGTCGTCTGCCGTGGGTCGTTTGTGTATATTGCCAAGCCTTGCAGCGAGCCCTGCGGAATCTGGATCAACAACTGCTGGTTGTCCATAAACAACACCTTTGTCGTCAACGGCGAATTCGGGCCGTTATAGGTGAAGTAATTGGTGCTAGTAAACTCAACCTCAATCACAACATTTGTGATGTATTCTCCAATGCTGTCAGTAGCTGTTGAGTAAGTAAAGTTATACTGGTTCTCGCCAACTGAAGTCAGCGGGCCGTCGTCTACGGAGCCGTAGAACGGGTTTAAGAACTTCACATACGACTCACCAACTGTGCCCAGTTTGAACCTGTCATGCAAAAAGTCTTGCAGGTAGATACGCTTAAAATTGGTGTCAAAGTTAACCCGAGTCGTGTTCGTGTTAAGGTCGTTCTCCGTAAAGAAGTCTTGGTCGTCTTCTGTAGAAAGCGGCACGTTGCTTTCCGACGCAAGGATGTTTAGCCCAGACTCAATCGAGGACACCGGCATCCCAGGCCAAGTGTACATGTATCTTTGCACATCGGGCCACTCCTCACGATCCCACACAACCGACAACCGGCGACTTGTAAAGTCGCGTATAGCGCCAAAAGACTTATCGTTTAGCGTAGCGCGATCCAGACCAACAAGTTGGCAGACAGAAGCAAGAATGTCGCTAAACGGAACGGTCTTCATTGATAAACGGTACGGGAACGAACATTGGTTGGTGTCCAGCCAACGTGGATTTCTTTAGTCCCTCCACTATTGACTCGACACTCGGGATTGTCACGCAAAAACTCATCCATGAACGCTTTATCGTTCCAACATTCGTATCCGAGCTTCTGTCCCCAGAAGTGATACGCAGTGGGAGGAATCCTCGCGGTAAGCTGACCCAATCCTTCTATTGACCTGTGCTTCTGCTTATTGATCTTTTCGTTTTGCTTGGCCTGAACCTGCGCTTCAATACGGTTCTTCTGCCAGCCTTTACGTAATTCTTGCTCAAGCTGCGGCACTAAGTCAGTAGGGATTGTAATCATAGTAAAATTGTCCCCGTCTCTCCGAGGTGTCACGCCACTAAGAGGTGCGTTCCCCACAACGCTTCATGTCGCGTTGCCGACGAGGCTGTCTCTCCAGCTAGTCACACCACTAGGTAGGTGTCACCGATCAACAACTACTAGGAGGAGTAGTCGAATTTCCCAAGGCCGAGCGGGTTGCCGACAACCAAGCCAGCAACTGCTTCGATCAAGCGAGCAGGGCCGCCACCGTAATCTGGCAGTGCAGTGACGTTAGCGACGTTCCCGCCGTAGCGAACCTCGATGAGGTTCATGTCAAGCACAAGACCTTTGTAGGGAGTTGGCGTCCAGCTTGTGCCAGACACAGTTCCGATGAACGTGGAAGGATGCAGACGCACCGTTCCGAAGTCACCCTGGAACACGTCCAAGCTCTGGATGAAGGTGTCAGCCGCAGCGTCACGCTGGAAGGTCTGCACCTTGGTAGCACCAGCAGCAAGCGTGTTGCTGGAGTTGCTGACCGTGGTCAGAGCCGTCGTTCCGAGCAAGCCGGTGAAGGCACGCTTCAGGTCAGTTCCGACGATGGCATCGAAGCTGGTGTAGTGGCCAGTCTGGTCGAAGATCGACTTCAGAAGCCCCTGCACACCTGCGTCCGTCAACCCGCTGGATGCACCAGTGAGGATCGAGGTCGAAGGAGTACGGAAGATCGAAGGGATGTCTCCGGGAGTTGGCGTACCAGTACCAGCGGTGCTGATCCAGGTCTGCACACCAGCGGTGCGGTAGGCCTGAGTCGTGCCGTTGTCCTGCTGCGAGAGCTGGTTCGACGTGAAGGTCGCTTCCATGTCACGCTTGATGCCAGTGATGCCCTTGCTGACGTTGTCAGCCAGTTCGTCACGCACACCTGCGACATCAGCGATGTCCTGAGTGAGGCGGGACACGCGCACTGCACGGCGGAACACCTGTGCGTAGTTAGCGAGTTCAGCACGATAGCCAACGACGTAGTTGTCGTAGGTGGAAACGTCCGTGCCGTCCACCACACCACCTACCTGAGGGGTAGGAAGCGAGTCAGACTGCCAGCGGAAGTACATATTCCCGGGCTTGCTGCCTTTGCGAGCCATCGACGTAAAAGGAGTGTCCTTTGCGTCAACGAGCGCAATCATGTCCATCAGATCTTCGCGTAGACCGCGACCGCTAAGTTGGGGTTCAGTAAGAATAGCCATAAATAAGAGTAAAACTAAGTTTGATTGTTAAGGACTTACACAAGTCCCATTGCTTTAATCACGTCAGTCATCCCATCTCTTGAATTGTTCCGAATGAACGATTGCTTGGCTTTCTGAAGGTCCGTCTGAGTCGTCCGCGCAGGAGCCGCCTTAATAGACGGCTGTGCAGGGGCGCGTTTAATGGATGCAACCGGCTTCTTCTGTGCCTTCTTCTCGCCATAGGCTTTGATGCCCATAACAAGTAGTCCAGCGACATGCTTCCAGTCTGCCCTGCGCTTTTTCAGCTCTGGGAACTCACGCAGAATCTGTTGAGCAGTTTGGTACTCTTCAGTCTCTGGCTTGCTCCACCAAGGAAAGTCTTTCACCACTTCACCCTCGACGTAGCTCTGCTGTTGCAGGTACTCTTCGCGGGCTGGCAGCTCGATTTCCTTGCGCCGAATTGCCAATCGTTTCATGCTGCGAACTTCCTGATCGGTTAAATCCTTCTCAGTTCCATCCGGCAGGGTAATTACTCCTCCGTCTGGGTTCTCTTCGCACCACAAAATGACATCCAACGCTCTCTGGCGCTCTTCCTTCACCTGTTCGATGGTGGACAAGCGTTCGACTGCATCGGATACGTCCACCTGCTTTGCCGGGGCCGAAGACTTTGCAGTCTCTAGCTCCCTCTGCAACTCAGACAGACGGGCCTTTTGCGCTTCCAATTCAGCTTGAGCGGCCTTCTTCGCAGCAACTAACTTGTTGATACGCTTCTGTACGCCCTTGCTTAACGAACTTTCTTCAGCTTCAGCTTCTTCAATGGGCTGATCGGCTTCAACCTCAGTTTCCACTTCCGAGTCCACAATTGGCTCCTCAGTGTCAACTTCAGGTTCAGCCTGCTCCTCTTTGGCGGGAGTCGCCTCCTTCTCGTCAAGGAAACCAGATTTAAGCAAGTCACTAAGACTTTGCTGATCCAGCAAACCGAGTTTTGATGCAACGGGTGTCGTTCCTGCCTCCTGACTCCCGGCGTCAGGCTGTGATTGTGTTTCGTTCATGCTAATAGGTAGCAAGTCCTTTATATAATCAAACCAGTAACGCTGGTTAGCCCGTTAGTGGCGTTATGCCAAATCTTCGTTATTAGTCAAGCCATTTAATTCTCTTGCTTGCTTTCTTAATTCAATGAGCGTGCTCAAAGTAAGATTAATGCCATCAGCTTGACCTGCTGAATGTATTCTATCTTCTCCTTTGCAGTCTTTACTTATAGCCATCATCCAGTGCTGTTCTTGCAGCTGCTCGATAACTTTAAGCACTTCGCTCCAAGTATTGTTTTTCCCTGAAAAGCCAAAGGCGTCCTTTTGATTTTCCGTCATTGTTGAGATACAGGAGTTACACCGATCCGGCCAATCTGCGCGTTCTGCTGCTGCATAACTGACATTTGCAGGCTCTTAACGTAGTTCTCAAACAGCGCCTTGAAGTTCTCATCCTGCTGCAACGCAGCCTGCGCTTTCGGGTTAGACTGCAACACTTGCTGCGCGTATTGCAGCTTAGTCTGTGCAGCCGGGTCGTTTTCTTGGTACAGCGCCTCGTTGCCGAGCAACATCATACCGATGTCACTTTGCACGTCCTTGAACATCTGCGCGCTGGCCTGCTGCTGGTTGACGATAAGCTCGCTTGCCATTTCAGGCGCGATGGCCTGGATCATCATCTCGGTAAGGCGCGTCCTGTTAAGCACGCCACCTGTGTCGAGCTGCGCAACCTTGGTAAGGAAGTCGATCTTCTGCGCGATGTACTCCTTGTCCATGTCCATCACGTCAAAGCGGACGTTAAGGTCGAACTCGTTGTGTATCTCAGACATGCTCTGCGGCAACTGACCGCCAGTGACACGCAAGATCTCTTCCGGGCTCATGTACTGGCAACACAATGCAAACATCTGCCGGTAGATGTTACGCCAGCTTAAGAGCCAGCTATTGACGAGCAACTGCTGCAACATCTGCGTCTTGGCCGGTGGCACTAGCGGGTTAATCGTGCCAAAGTAAGCTGCATGATTAGCCTCAACTCGGTTGATCAAGTTAAACGCCACCGTGGGCTCACGCGCAGGTGGCTCCATGAAGCTGTAGTCCGTAGGGCTTACGACAGGCAACTGTACTCCTGGGCCCACCTTGTTGATGGCTCCAATTCGTTTGACGACTTTGATGGGAGGTAGAGTCGAGAAGGCAGTATGATCCCGGATGGAGTCGTGCTGGGCTTTGACCTCATCTTGATCTGTGCTCGCAAGTTCGGGTATACCACGAGTATCAGTAATAGCGCGGCGCAACTGTTCGCGACGGAATTCAACAAACGGGTATTCGCCGTGAGCGTAATCAAGTCGCTGATGGATAGCCCACGAGGCTGTATCTTCTTTTCGATTGGACGCGGCTTGCGGACAAAAAACGGTGAAGTAGATGGCGGGAGCTTTTCCGTCGAGGCTTTTCGTGTAAGCATAAACAACCTCCACCATGTTCATGTAGTTTACGCCGTTGTAAACCAACATGGTTGTTGTTGGGAGCAGGTTGATGTTGTAGAAAGTGCTGCTCTTTCCAATCTGTTGAAGAGCACGCTCAACCCAGTCTGGATCCCAGCCTTCAGTCGTGATCTTCTCACGCAACTCAACCTCGGACATCCATGTCCTACGATAGATGACCCGTGATCGCTGCAAATCAGCCGTCTCTGGCGGAACGATAATTTCGTCCCAGGGCTTAAGCGCAACGATCTCGGGAAGATTGCGGCTGACGTACTCTTGGTCATACGTTGCACGGCCAGTCGTCGCCATCTCGTTAACCATGCGCTTGGCTTCCGAAGCGTCCAAGTCAGGTATTGCAGCCTGAAGTATCGCAGCAGCTTGATCTGGAGCGTCCAAGATCATCTGTGGCAACTCGGCCAACACAGATCCCTGTGCCTGCGCAGCCATCTGAAAGAGTTCGTCAGCAGTAATCTCCTGTGTACGCTTGCTGATATTCTGCTGCCAACCTACAAAGAACGCGCTCCAGCCGTACTGCAAAGCGTATTGCGCCCCAAGTTCAGCCTCTTTACGAAGCTCCTGCGGCATCTTGTTGTCGCGAATCCAGTGCAGTAGGTTCGTGGCAATGCCGCTAACAGGCGCATCCTCAAGCGTAACGCCGGATGCTCTAATGGTTGCACGCTGAAAGGCCGTAACAAGCAGTGCGGACAGTTCGTTGCAGGAAGAGTCGATGAGGCGGTTACGAACGTCGCTTGCACCTTCAAACGGCCAAGCCGGGCTGCCTTCTGGACGGGAATCACTATGCTTTTTGCCGTCATCAGTCTGTCCTGCCCAACGAGAAAAGCGGATGTTATCAAACTTCGTCACCAAGTTACCCTGCGACGAGTTAATCATTGAGCGATTGTACTCGCTCAACAACTCGCCAATGTCAGGCGTATCAGAAGCAATAGCTAAAGGGTCAACTGGTGAGATCATGTTAATAACTTCCTGTCATAGACATTCGTTTAGATTGTTTTTCCCAATCTAAGCCGCCAAAATAGGCTGGCTGCATGACAACCATATAGCCTAAAGCGTCGATAGGATCTTTACTAGCACCTTTTTGTCCATCTTGTCCAGTCCATTCCTTTAAACTATAAATTAAGTTCTGGCAAGACTCATGTATCATTAGTTTTGGATGGTTTACTCCTTTTTCCATTGGTTTTTCTCTATCCCACGACAAAAGGTCGTTGATTAAAAGCACCCGCTCTTCAATTGGCAGGGCTGCGGCAGGCGTAAATATGAGCGGATTGTCAGCCTGACTAAGCAGATCAAGCACGGTGACACCGCCGTCCTTAGTGATTGTCTCGGTTCCAGCCGTCCGCGGGTCAATCCAACGATCCACGATCATCTCGCGCTTGTCTCCGGCAGTCTCGAGGCTCCAGATAAGCTCGGTGTACTCGTTCACCCCACGGCCTGCACCCGCCTTCTGTGCCGGGCCAGCTCGACCGTCGGGCTTATCACTTGGCAAAGCCCATTCACCGTAGCTTTGATCGGGCCATTCACGATAGACCCATAGTATACCGTGCTTGTCTACTCTAGCCCAAAGCATGAACCAGTTACGCGCACCGGCTGGGTCGACC